CTTTCTCATATACTGACATCAGTTCGTCTATATCTGCTTGGAATCCTAACTGATTAAGAATCAAATCTTCCATATCTAGAGCCTGCAATACTAAGAGTATTTCTTCTCTCGCCATTCCTTGCTTACGTAAATCCATTATATTGCTTACAAGCAGTTCTTGCATTTTCTTAATTGAATCTGCGAATCCTTTACTTGCTATGTCTTTAAAATCAGCCAACAGGTTTCCTTAATGCTTGTAATAATGGAGATTGTGGTTTCACTGCTTCCGATTCCGCTTTCTTTGCTTCGTCTACTTCGCCAAGTTTGACTTTTAAATCTTCGTCTGATATATCTGGATTGAAATGTCTGAATAAATCTTCTCGACTAATAAGACCTTTTTCAAGTTTCCAATCTAACTCAGCTCGTTCTTCTTGTGGGCTTTTAGGAAATTCTATCTCTGCAAAATCTACTGCAAATCGTTCGCCTAAGTCTTTACCTGTATGCGTTCTAATAACTGATCGATCTATCTCGTATCTGTCTTTTTCCCATTCTCGCCAGATAGGTATATCTGATATACGTGCCTCTAGGTTCTCAATTTCCATCAATCTAAGAGCTTCACCGCTGGATGGGTTACCCGAATCATCCCACTTGATTCTTAAATGATTATTAATAGCAGTCTGATTAGCGAATGATTTACTAACTTCAATCATATCTTTTAAACTTCCAGGATTACCAACAAAGCTAAAAGTAGCACCTTCTGGCAACACCATTACTTTATCTATCCCCATACTGAGAGTAGAAGCATTATCTAGTCCACTTGCTACTGGCTGACCAAAGCTAAATCTTTCAGCTAATGCAATCTCTGTATTCGCTATACCTATTTGAATTGCTGCTCTTATCACATCGCTTGCTTTTTGTGGATAATCAACAAAAGATACAGGTATTATACCATATGGATTAATGTTATCGTCATTGACTTGAATCACCCTACCAGCTTGATTGTATTTGAAATGCAATTCATCACTCCAAAATACAAATATCCTATTCCCTTTAGCATCACGTTCTACTTCATACGACACGCCTCTAATCTCGCCATCTACGGTGTATCTCTTAAAATATGGAATAATATCATATTCTAGTATAGACTTGCGTTCGTTCCATCTTGTACGCATACCCATGCTTGATGTAAGCCACGCTAATTCTGAAAACTCTCTTGCCTTTTGGTCTAATTTATATGAGTAATCTGAATAATCTTCCGATACATCACCATTGATCATTCTGATAGGTGGCTCTTTGTAAATCATCATTCGAGCCTTTGCGAATCTTGGTACGATCTTTTGCGGAAATGATGGTACTTGATTCAATGTTGCTGGAGCAAACCACTTATCGATATGTGTGTCTGTGTCGATATGATAGTAGAAATCTAGTGCTACCGCCTTCTCTGCATCTTCTCTGTTCGCTACGCCTTCTTGAGCCTTTCTTACTGATTCCATCACTAATGATTCTGATAGTTCAGGCATTACTATTGTGTTCACTGATCTCATGCTTCATACATCCAATTCTTATTTTCGTCTTTCGTGAAGATATTTTGCATCATCTTATCCGATGTCTGCTTTATCTTTTTGTCCATTCGCCACCCTATTATCCACAATCCTATGAATAACACATTTAAGCCCAATGAGAAGCCGAGTATCAATTCCATGCCACCGATGTTCCTACTCTTTGTACGATCGGATGTTTAAGCTCTATATAATAAGAACAAGCATCTAACATATGAGACAATTCGTAATTGCTCTTGTCAATTCCACCTTTTTTATCTCGCTGTGTCTGTTCTAAATCTTTAATTAAATATTTACACGATGGATCAATGGTCATCTTGACTCTATCTTTAGCATCTAATAGCATTCTATTCAATGCACTCAATCTATCTTTCTGCGTTGGGTGGGCAACTCTCGCAATCACCTGGAATCCATTGTCTTTTAAAATCTGATGATCTGATCTATTAGATGTGGTAGATCGTGCCTTACCAGCTGGATCAGGGAATATTGGATGTAAGCCCCATCTCTTACGCATCTCTTTACTCATAGCTTCTGTATTAGAATTAGACTGTCGAATCTCGTCATAATAATGAATAGTCCCATCAGTATATACACAAGCTATGACTGCACTCATGTAATCAACATTAAAATCCATACCTATAAATCGTTCACTTGTTAATCCATCAGCCTTTTTGATATGAATATCTCTATCAAAATTGTATGCAGCACGATTACCTGTTGTCTCGAATGATGCTTCCATCTCTTGTCTGTATAGTCTCCCATCCATATTAGATTTGAGTCTATCAATCTCACTATCTTCAACGAAACCACCCTCTATTGTAGTGTATTGCCACGACATCCATTCAGGATCGCTTTGCCCCTTTAAGTATAAATCATACAAAGAATTATATCCATCTGGAGTACCTATGAACATTGCATCGCCTTGAGTAGTTGCTAACATAGGAAGGACAATCTCCTGCCATACGTGATTCTTAAACATAGCATATTCATCAAGAACAACCCTATTAAGCCCTGCACCTCGTAAGGAATCCTCATTATCTGCACCCTTGATACAAATTTCTGCCCCATTGGATAATGTTACCTTTAGTTCTGATTCGTTTACTTTCGCCCTGTCCCGGAATATCTGCCTTAATACCGGGAAGGCTATCATCTTGCCCTGCCTGTATGTTGGTGCTATGAACCATCTTCTTTCGTTCGCTTCTATCTCCCCCAGACAAAGCCACATTAATGCCAGGTAAGTCTTGCCGAAGCGTCTCCCAGCTACCACCACCTTGAATCGGTGCTTGTCCTTGAGTATTTCCCTTCGTAGCGGATTGAGTGTCCATTCCATCAATTAGTTGATTGTCATTACTCAATGTCAAAAACCTTAATCGGTTCTTGGTTAATCGTAGCCTCTATACGATCTAATGCTTTACCTTCGGTTCTGTCTGATATCCAATCTCTTGCAGCTTTATCGCCTTTTACTGCTTGATTCCATGCTTTCTCAATCATCGCATGATAAAAGGTTTTTCTACTTACAGGATCAAGTTCTTTCCCCTTAACTCTTATAATGTCTGGTATGCAGAATTCTTTCTTAGGTCTACCTGGAGACATCTTATTCCCCTTCTTAAATGGTCTACCTATGACCTTTTTCTGCGTTTTTTCTGCGTTTTTATCGCTTTTAGACATCTATATTCACTAACGCCATCATTAAGGCTTTATTTAATTGCTCAAATAAGTCTTTTACTTTGTGAGTATCAATCTCGTATACATCAAATTCAAGCCTCCAGTTTCCTGTGCTTTTAAGATTCTTGATTCCTACAAGCTCGACTGTTATTGTTGATTCTTTCAAATGATAACCGGTTAAGATTTGATATTGCTTTCCTGTCTTTCGCCCTGTTTCAATAGTTCTATGGCGAGTAGGGTAGCAATTAACCCCTTCATAATAGGGGCATTGCGTAAGGGTGTTTTGGTGTGTTATATAGTGGGATTATGTGATCAAATCCCTGTAAGTATTTATATTATTATACTTATTTTTTTTATATATTATCTATTTCGTAAGGGTTGAGTCTTGAAATAGTGCTTAATTCGTAAGGGTATTTATTGTATGTGCGAGTAAATCTGTTGCTTTGTCAAGATGTTCTTTTACGGTCATTTTGTTTAAATCAAAATCATCACCAATTTGTTCTAATGAGCCTCTTGAAAAATAGTATTTAGCCATAAATATTTCTTTTTGTCTGGTTGTTGCTTTATCGCTAAATAATATCCCTGCGAGAATTAGATTTATTTTATCAATTTCATCTTCCCTACGTTCCCATTTTTCTTTTGAATCCCCATCGAATCTTCCGCACATCGGACATGGCTCTACTTTTTGCATATCTATCCTTTATTTCTGTTAATAAAATCGAAAACATCTAAGGTTTCTTCTTCTGAATATTCATTTATGTTTTTTATTTTTTTAATGATCTGCCCATCTTCATATTCATAGATTGTTCTTTCTTCTTCTTTTTCTCTAACCCACGCAATTAAAGATGGATGATTTACTATTAGTCTCTGCAATTGCTCTTGCTTCTGCTGTAGCTTTTGTTCTTGTTTTTGTTCTTGGTTTAGTTCTTGTCGTAACATTTTAACGCTTTGTTTGTCCATCTTCTTGCGAGTCTATACATGGTTTATTCATCGAACAATCCTTTCAGCTTTTCCATTCCTGTTAGAAATAATATAGCCACACACAAAGCTAAACATAAGTCAATCAATAAAGCCATTATTGTCATTAGTAGTTCTGCTATTATATTACCCATGATTTTCCTCCTGAAACAATTTACTGATTTGAGTTATTGCTTTTAGATTGCCGATTTTATTTGCTTTCCAACTCTTGTGGATACGATAGACTTCATTGATTATGAGTTCGAGCTTTCGTTTCTCTTCACATAAAAATTCAATCTCTTTGTCTTTTTTATCGACAATTTCATTGTATTTTTTCTTATTTATTAGCATCTATTTTCCTTTCTATTCATTATTCATAACCCACAGTATCCTTCTTCGCACATAAAAAGTTCTTCTTGATCTTCTTTAAAATTAACCTCGCTTAATGGTTTTAATGATCTGTGTAAATACATTTTATCCCCTATAATCTTCCCATGCTACAGACTTAAATATAGCTCTATGATTTACCCATCTTGTAAATCTTTTTTGGTATAAGTCTTTTTTGTTATATGGCATTACAAATGGCAACGCCCCAAATTTTTCCCATAACATCATTACCCTATAATAGTCTTGCTCTGGCGTAGTGTCATACCCAATAAGCACAAAGAACTGCATTCTATTAGAGGGGATACCCGATTGATTACAGATTTTAATCCCCTTTTCTATTAATTTTTCATCTTTAAACTTGTCCCAAGCAAAGGTTAAATACATCGCCTTAAAACTTGAGTTATAATATTTGCATTGCGAGAGCAACTCTGCTTGCTCTATCTTTAAAATTCTAATATTTAATCCTTGAACAAAACATACTTTTAACTTAAGATCAATAATTCTTTTTAGATCATCTTTCCAATTAGGGCTTCCAAAAAAATCATTATCGAGGAGCATTAATCTATTCCCCCCATTTGGGTTTCTTAATAAATTATCAATATTTGAATTGTGGCTTGGTTTTCCTTCTTTTTTAGGAACACAACAAAAAACGCAATTAAAGCGACAACCTTTCATTGAAAACCCTAAATGATAATTGCATTCAGGATACAATTTATAAGATAAGGGTTTAGCTTCAATATTAGGGGGGAGCTTATTATAAAAATCAATGCCTGTCCCCCCAATAATAGCTCTGTTTGGGAGTTCAGGTAATTTACTAAAACTAAATATTTTTGAAGCATATATCTTTTCATATTGATTAGCAAATAATCCCCCTAAATACCATTCTACATCATCTCCATTATCTTCATGGTATTTTGATATTTGCATTAAGGCTACATTGGGCAACTTCCCATCAACTTGGATTAATCCAATTTTCCCCATTATACTCTATTCGTCAACTTCATCAGTTGGTACGACAATTTCATTGTGTTTTTTCTTATTTATTAGCATCTATTTTCCTTTCTATTCTCGTCAATTTATTACTTAGCAAAATAAAGTATATCAGTATTGCCAAAGTATAAAATTCAAACATCGGGAAATAC